CCGTCTCCTACTAGTACACCAACTTTTATCCGAATCTTATTCAGCGATAAGGCCTAATTGGTTGGCTGACCTTAATCTTCGTTCGCAAGACGTGCGAAGTAAGACATGGTATCATCATCGTCAGTTGCCATTGTTTCGGCAGTGACTGGCTCAGCAACCGGAGCCTGAGGTGCCGGAGCTGGTTCGTTCATTTGAACTGTTTGAGCCATTGTAGGCGCGCCAATCGAAGCATCTTCACCAAGGACTCGCATCAGTTTTGTTTTGAGCTCGTCGTAGGTTTTGTAGTTCTTCGGGTCGGTGAACTCACTGAGATCATGTAGTTGGTTATAGACACTTTCCAATCTGGATTCGTCTGCATCATAAAGAGCAGATGCTCCTGCAAACTCTGACTTATCATAATTACGGTATCCTTCAACCTGACGGATTTTCAATTTAAAGTCTGCACCCTCCCAAAAATCGAAAGGGTTAACCGGTGTTTCATCGGCAAAGTCTGGCTGCATAGCATCCATGATCTTATCGAAGATCTTCTTACCAAACTTATAGAGGAACACCTTACCTTCATTCTGAGGAGCACTAGGATCCTGCAGAACAAGGATATTTGCTACGTAGTGGAGTCTACGTTTTTGTGAGCGCGCTCTTTCTTTGTCCGCTTCAATGCCAGAATTCCACAGCCTGGAGTTGAGTTCGCCAACTGGGTCATTTTGACCAATAGAAGTAAGACTGTTTTCGATATACCAAAGGCCGGTAGGACCTTTGAATCCGTGGTCCCAGTATCGAGCCCAGGGAAGTTCTTGTCCCTCTGCTCCAGGGAGGAATCGGAGTACTGCATACCCGTTACCCGCTTTGTCTACTGTTGGTTTCCACACTCGCTCGTCAACATAAGATTTCTTTTCTCCGCCACCACCGGTAGCTTCGGCTGCTTGAACGAGTTTTGAGATTTGATCGCGATTACGCTTTAGATTTTCGAATGACATCGTATTGTCCTTGTTACTGAATTGTTAACTGTAATATTATACACTATATTTGCTGTAATGTACATAGTATGTATTAGTATATATCACACTATTCGAATAAAGCAGAGTCAAGTGTATTCTGTTTTGGCAAAAAATTTAGCTGCATTGCCTCAGCTTCAAGCTTTGTCTTAATGATCGGTGAGATGAACTTCTTGACATCCTCCGGTTCAATATTGTTCTTATCACATAGATGGAGTATCGCTTCCATGTATGTAATTCGTAGTTCAGATACTGTAGATTCGATCAGTTTCGTGAACTTTGTTTTAGTGAGAAATTTATCCTCAATCATGTTACTACCTGTAACCATACGTTGTCTGGATGTATTTCTACAGATCCTAAAACTTCTTTGACTGCCTTTTTTACTGGACCTTGGTACCAGTCATGGCCCATAATATATCCACCTTTTTTAATTTTTGGTTTCCAGTCATTAATATCTCTTACTACTGATTTATATGCGTGATCAGCGTCAAGAAAAACAAAGTCTAGACTATTGTCTGGTACTTGTTTAACTGCTTCTGTGGTCCAATTTCGAATAAACTTTGCTCGATTCCCAAACTCTTCTTGTAGTTCTAGAATAAATTTGTAATATGATTCAAAGTCATATGAGAAGCTGCCGTCGGGCTCTGGGTTTTCAAAGGTTTTCCACCTATGAGTGCCCGGTTCACCGGCACCTTCTGGTTGTATATCAAATAGATCCACCCCGAGTAATTCAAGATCAGGGCAGTGTGCTAGTAAATAATAATAATTTTCACCAGATCTTACACCTAGTTCAGCTCCAGTTTTTAAATTATTTTTTTTAATTAAATTTTCTAACACTAGTGATCTACCTAATGGTTTACCACTAGTGCTTTCTCTTTCTTTTACCCTAAATGGATCGTAAATCATTTTTCAAATACCCTCAACAATATTGTATCTGCATTCAACCTGCCATTAGGTTTACTTTGCTTGGTTGTAAGTTTCTTACATTCTATATCGATCTGTTTGATAGTTTTTGACTGAACGATTGGAAGAAACTCTTGTGGTTTCCTTAGTTTGACTTGACGGCTGTTGGCTTTGTCAAAGTTTTTGATTGACGTACCAGAGATTTCAAATCCTTTTACAGCCTGTGTTAGATATTCGGCAAACACTCGAGTCTTCGTATTGAATGTGTACAATCTTACCTTACCAACAATATGTATTGGATTGATAGAGACAAGCTTGAAGCTTGGATCCTCGGTCTTGTACTTGACATTCTTTACTTGCTTGTCTGCAGCCAAGGGCTGCTTGACCCTTGTCTTACGCGTCGCCTTGGCTGCAGACTTTACCCTGTCAAGGTCGAGGAGCATTTCTTGACAGGCCTTTACACGTCGTTTTAGTTCTGACTTTTTCAGATGTGAGTACCCTTCAACAGCCTGGTCACACCTGGCAAAAAGGGCATCTTCATAGTCTAGCAGCCATCCTTCAACGACGTTTCTTACCTGGCCCGTTGCGGAACCAGGCAATCCATGTTTCTTGAAAAGACCATACACATCAATTGTAGTCTTTTCACCTTCAATCCATTGGTCTTCAAGATCCAGCAAATCTTGCATGATTGTATTGCTGATCTTGTTTTGCAAACGTTGCATCGGAGAAAGAGAGATAATGTTTTTCTCAACTTTCTTTTGAGATGCTTTTTCTTTGAGAATTGATTTACCTCGATCGATCAATTCTTTCAGACGATTGATAACACCATTCCTCCAGTACTCAGATCTTTCAGATACTTCATGAGCATTGATATACCAGTAAGAGGTAGAACCCATGTACGAATGACCAAAGCAGTAGTCCGGATTTGCAAGAATATTCTTAGCATCTGTCTTGTTAAACTGAGATTTGACGAAAGACTTGACAAGGTTGATCGTCTCTTTACGATCTACTTCATTTTGGAAGTAGTACATTACAGAGTCGAAACCTTTTTCAACCGGTGCACCGTCTGCGCCAGTACGCCGGCGTGCACGGACAGTTTTCTTTTTACGTTTTTGTAGTGCCATTATCGTTGCTCCTCGATAACAAAGTTAGGATCATTCTGGAGAAGAACCCATCGGCTATCAAAGCCTTTTTTGTCTTTAGGTCCTTCGGTCTTGAATTCACTGCGCAAATGCAATGCAGGTGAACCTCTAAACGTACCTATGTCTTGGACAAACCAAAGCTTGCCGTGCTGATTGATACGATTTTTGCCGTGACGTGATTTGCCAGTGAGTAGTACTTTTTCCATCATGTATATATTCTACCACAGTTTCACAGAAAAGTAAAGGACTAATTTCACTAACGCCTCATTTTAGCGTAGTCTTCGGCGGAATTGCCTTTACCCACAGGGACGATGTTAGACTTGTGCATTGTGGCGAGTCCAACAATGTAATCTCCGGAATACTCGTTTGCTTTACGCTTTCCAGCGATGGGAACAATGACGTCTGACGTCTTGATACCTGTACTCGTCTCTGAATAGTTCGGAACACTCGCGCCACTAGACTTCTCCTTTGTCTTAAGCTGTGAAGGGTGGACACCCATTTTACGAAGCCATGCATCGTGAGCAGCCTGAGCCCGAGCTTGGCCTGGCTTACGATTTTGCTTGCGTTTACGGGTAGAGGTGGTAGTCATACCACGGACTAGATGCATAGTCATTAGTTCCACTCACTTTCATACTGATTGGTTTCACGAACACGATCGCCATAATGCTCATCGAGATATTTAGCACCATCGGTATAAGCATTGATATTGATATCATCGCGGACACCTTTAAGAGTATGATCGGCATACTTTTCGGTGTAGTCACGAACAATAGCTTTTTTGTTGTACTTCTCGGCGAAGTGTTTGATAACCGCAAGGCGCTGAGCCTTGGACATGTCTTTAGTGATTGCGTATCTCATAGTTACTCCTCAATTGTTATATCTATTCTACCACAGTTTAAAGAGAAAGTAAACCATAAAAATGCATTAAGCTGAATATATTTTTTGAAGGTGAGTTTCGAATGCTTCAACTTTGGCTAATCGATCCGGCCAAAGGATGTATTCTTTTTCAGGATTCTGTTTGAGATTGTTTAGAAGGGGAGTAATAGCATTGTAAAGCTTGTCAAGCTTTT